TGCACCACGTAGAGTTGATGCTTCATGGGGTGACTCCTGTTACCTACGTGTCAGCTGATGAAGCTCGTCACATTCCGTGGCGTCACCTTATCGGTCCACGCACAAAAAATGTTGTGAGACACTATGTTTGCTCAGCACTCCAGACTACAGTGCCTGAGTTGGATAAATTCGACAGCGATTACGTGAGGGAAGCGTGAAAGATTTAACCGGTACTCCAGACAGTGAAAAGCACAAGCATCTGAATTGGCATGTGCATGCCGATCCAATAAGCCAGCTTGCACATGACGCATCCATGTCATTAGCAGCAGAGACAGAAGCCGTTCTGAGGTCAGCTATTAACACAAGGCTTGGCCGAAGTGATTGGCTGCTGAACGAAATTGCAGGAAGGCTCGAAGTTCATCACCCGCAAAACAAGCCTGGTGTTGATGTGTACCATCTGGATGGTAAACCGTTAGTTGAGTTTTATCCGCTGAAGAGTGAAGGTTCTGGAACCACGATCCGGATGCATCGCCAGTACAAAATGCACAATTGAACTAATTCACAATTCTGCTACACCTAAAGCCTGACCAATCGCCGGAGCAAGGAATGCTCTTCGACACAATCCCACGCGGCAGTCTGGCCGCAACACTCACCGCCGCTGACATGCTCAGCCGGCTGGAATCATGCCCCAATAAAACGCCAGAGCTGCGCCACGCTGTTGCTGTGGTCAGCCGGCGCATGCTGGATCCGCATCGGTATGTCGGGCGGGATGAGTTGGAGCGGTGTTGTGATCTGGTGGCTTGGCTTTATTTGAGGTAAATTCGGGACTGGTTTAGGTTTTTCAGGGATGAGTTATGGGTGATATTTGGTTGTTGCTTGTAGGTGGCGCGGTAGCCATAGTGCTTGGCTTTGTTGCTCGCTGGGCCTTAAGGCTGGCACACTTTAAATACATAAAGTTTAATCGGAGCCGAACGTTTAAAAAGCAGGTCCGCAGATACAGATATTGGGCTCCGGCAATTATTTTAGGGCTTCTGTCATTCCCCGCAATAACCTACCTTTTGAAGTTCTACAGTCACCCAATATCTTCAACCGCGGCAGAGTGGGGCCAGATGGGCGACTTCTTCGGAGGCATGCTTAACCCGATACTGGCCTTCGCCTCGTTCATCGCTCTGCTTTATACGATTCGGATACAGTCAAGAGAGCTTGAGCTTACAAGGCAAGAGTTCGAGAAGTCAGTTGAAGCGCAGCGTGAAATGGCCACAGAAGCTAGGGGGCAGGTTCAGCTGATGGGTATGCAAAATGTGCTAAATACTTTTAATGCGTATTATGGAGTATTAGAGCGGACTATCGACAAGGATGGCACGAAAATTGGAGCTTTATCTATCCAGCATTATTTTTCATATAATCAATATGTATCCCCAGACGGCAATTATATTACTGATAATGTATTCATAAAGGAAACGCTTCGAGGAAATGTTCTGACAGAATTGATGGTTATAAAGCAGTCAGTTTCTAGCTCATGCGTAAACACAGATTCTGTTAATGCACTATTTGAAACATTGTTTTTTCTACATGCTCAGTTGAAGTTTAATGATGAGAGTGGCCTGTTTGATGCATTGGATAGGCATAACTCAGTTATACTAGGATGTGGGCGTTTGTCAGTGATTCAAATGAATCAACATATTATTTTTAATGTGTGTTTATACTACATTCTAATAAACCCACTCCACGAGCAACGCAAAAAAATAGTCGTTGACTTCGGTATTCTTGATGTGGTTTTCAGTAGGTTATCCAGCAACAAAGGTTTGAGTGCTGCACTTTATTTCATGCTTGAGTATGGACTTGAACCTAACGATAAAAAATTGCTATCTGGATATTCTAATCTTGTAGAAAACATCAAGTTTAAGCCTTAGATCCGCTTGACACTTCCAAAAACAAGCTTATTATTTCCCCATCATCGGAGTTTTCTGCTCGATGAGAAAACAACCCCGGCAATCGCTGGGGTTTTTGCTTTTTAACACCCTGTTTTCTACACCCAGAACTTCTCGCCCCGGTCTGTTCACTCAGCCGGGGGTTTTTCATTCTGGGCCGGTGGTAATTCGCACCAGGCGATTGGCCACTCGGAATCGAGAACAAGGAACACAGAATTAAGCTGGCTGTGATAAGCGCCCAGCATGAGCGTTTTGCCGCAGTACGTGGTAAAGCCGGAACCCAGAAAATCTTCGCCAGGGCAATAAGCGCTGATGCCTTCGATTTTCACCCGGCGATATGAATCGTCGACCATCGCAATATCAATGAATCCGCCGAAGTGTGTTGGCCTGAAGTCATCGCGCAGCCTGACGTTCACTGTCTGGCCGCACGCGAGGCTGTGCCCGGCAACAATGTGCGGAGCGAGTGTGACCACGCCGTAATTGAATCTGCGTCTGATGGTTGGCATGTGACTAATTATTGACTGTATAAAAACACAGTATAGCAAGGTGGGCTTGAAATGGGTGAGCACAAAGACCATGCGATGGAAGCTGACTTCGTAGCCAGCGGTTCTGTCTTTCCAAAAGTTACCGCGGCTCGCATCGATGAGCTGATGCAGCAAGTGACATTCAGCACTCACGTTGTGCCTGGTACGACAACCACGATTGCCACAGCAATGCTGCAGGTCGGTGCTGTTAAGTTCACGTTGGCCAATGAGTTCACCGCATGCGTTGATCCGCGCAACTTTAATGCTGAGCTGGGCGCGAAGTACGCCATCGAAAAAGCGGCAGAGTCGGCACGCAATAAGCTGTGGGAGCTGGAAGGTTATTCGCTGGCGCAGCAGTTTGCTGCAAAGGCGGCGTGATCATGGATTTATACATTGGCACTAAATTAATCAAGGCGGTTCCAATGCCGCTGGGCCAGTACAACAACCTGCAAGGGTGGAAGCTGCCAGAAGGTCAGGAGCCGCACACGCCAGGCTACCTTGTTGAGTATCAGGACGGCGGCAAACCTAACCACCCAGACTTTGCCGGCTACATCAGCTGGTCACCGAAAGATGTTTTCGAACGGGCATATCAGCCGACATCCGGTATGGACTTTGGGATGGCGCTGAATGCCATCAAAGCTGGTAAGTACGTGTCTCGCTCTGGCTGGAATGGTCCTGGTCAATACATCTTTGGCATCGGCATGCCGGGCAGTGGTGATTATTGGACTTATACCAATGGCAAGAATGATAACTGCAAATTGGTGCCGTTCTTGGCAATCAGAACTGTTCAAAATTCAACTGTCCCTTGGCTCGCCAGCCAAACCGACATGCTGGCCACTGACTGGTACATCGTAGAGTAACAATGTCCACCCATAACAAACTCGCATCCCGCGGCATCATCGGTGCCGTGGCGCTTTCTGCTGCCCTATTGGTTATGCCGTGGGAAGGGAAAGAGAACGAAGTTTATCTGGATCCGGCAAACATCTTAACCAGCTGCTACGGCCATACCGGCCCCGAATTAAAGCCGGGCATGAAGTTCACTGACGAACAGTGTCTGGATCAACTGGCAGCTGACCTGAGCAAACACAACCGGCAAATGCTGGCTGTGGTGCAAGTGCCGCTCTCCGAAGGTGAGCACGCGGCTTACCTGTCCTTTGTCTACAACGCCGGCGCTGGCCGGTGGCAGAAATCCACGATGCTGCAGCTGCTCAATCAGGGTAAGCGCAAAGAGGCGTGCCACCAGTTAATGCGCTGGGTTTACATCGGCAATCAACAATCAAACGGCTTAGTGAATCGGCGCAGGGCCGAAGCCAAGCTTTGCATGAGGGATTTGTAATGCGTACCTATCTGAAACATGGCCTGCTGGCCTTGGTCTGTTTATCCGTTCTGGCCCTTGGTGGCTTCTCCGCCTATCAAACCGTTGAGCTGTCACACGCTCAAGCCGCGATTGAATCCAAAGACATCACCATCAAAACCCAATCCGATTCTCTGACCGAGCTGACTGCTGCTGTCACTTCAATTTCGAATCAGGTTGGCGACCTGGTAACGCAGGCCGAACTGGTTGCCGCTCTCAACGCAGAGCACGAACAAAACAAACAGGTGATTGCCGACACAGGCAACGACTGGCTGACCAACTCCAACAAACTGCAGGTATCTGAACATGAACCCACGCGCAATTGGGCTGCTATGCCTTTGCCTGATGATGCTCGCCGGATGCTCATCGACGCCAGCTACAGTGGTCAAAACAGTCACGGTAAAGCAGCCAGTATACGTCCTGCCGCCTTCAAACATGATGGCTACTGGTTGCCCGCTACGGCCATTTAACGGCACCACAAATCTGGACCATCACCGGTACACCCTTCAGCTCATCACGGATATCAAACTATGCAATCTGGAATCCGAGCGGTATCGCAAGTGGCGGAGCACTCAGGTATGCATGAAGGAACCAGGCTTATGTCTGAAAAAGTAACAGCCAGTGGCTCTTACATTACAGCTGGGGCAACTACCGGCGTCGGCCTGCTCAGTTTGTCTGAGTGGGCTGTCGTCATCGGCATTCTGGCCACAATCGCAACATTCGTTTTGAACTACGTGGTGCAGGTCCGGAAGTTAAAAATGGATGAGCGGGAGCACGAAGCCCGCATGAAGCAGTACGAGGCTGAGACTGACTGATGACAGGTGCAGTAACAGCCTTTGGAGCGGAAGGAAACCTCACCGCTAAAGAGGCTTTGTTTGTTCATCACTACGTGACCAACGGCTATAACGCCGCAGCAGCAGCCAGAGCTGCAGGCTTTGCGGAATCCTCCGCCAATACGCAAGGCGCGAAGCTGGTCGCTAAGCCCAGAGTGAAAGCGGCCATCGACGCACTGATGGCGCCAACACTCAAAAAACTGGATGTCACCAAAGAGCGGATCATCGAAGAGCTGGCTCGCCTTGCATTCTTTGACATCCGCAAGTGCTTCAACCCGGACGGCACTCTCAAAGATATCACCGAGCTTGACGACGACACTGCTGCAGCGCTTGCCGGCATGGATGTGGTCGAGCTTGGCGAAGCGGGCGACAAAGAAGCTCTGCTCAAGAAATTCAAAGTCAGCGACAAAAAAGGTGCGCTGGAACTACTCGGCAAACACCTGAAGATGTGGACCGACAAAGTGGAGGTCACCGACGACAGGCCAAGAGTCGTGATCCGCGACTTAACCGGCAAGAAGAAAACAGCAGGTAGCGAATAGTGTGCAAACAACCTATGAGTTCGTTACCGCTCCGCAAGGCGATGTTCTAGCGGAGTACATGAGTGCACGCGGTCGCGTGACATTCATTATGGGGCCAATCGGCTCTGGCAAAACATACGGCAGCTGCCAGCGCATGTTTGCTCAAATCTGCGAGCAGGAACCCAACAAGTCAGGCGTGCGCAAGTCCCGCTGGATAGCAGTGCGAAACACCTACCCAGACCTTAAAGGGACCACCATCAAGGACTGGCGAGAACTCTACGACAATGAGGATGTGAAGCTTGGCAAGTTCAATATGGACTTTCCGCCAACGCATAGCCTCGACTTCGATTTAGAGGACGGTACCAGAGTCGTCGCTGAAGTCGTGTTTCTGGCACTCGACCGGCCAGACTCAGTGCGAAAGCTGCGCGGCTTGCAGGTAACCGGCTTTTGGCTCAACGAAGTCAAAGAGCTCAGCAAGGCCGTTGTCGATATGTGTGATGGCCGGCATGGTCGTTACCCGGACAACTGCAGCTGGCACGGCATGATAGGGGACACCAACGCCCCAGATACCGACCACTGGTACTACGAGCAGGCAGAGGATGTGAAGCCTGAAGGCTGGACCTTCTTGCGTCAGCCTGGTGGTGTGATTGAGAAGGTGATCGGCACTGGTGCGAACCGGAAGTCTCAGTGGTTGCCAAACCCGAACGCAGAAAACCTGAACAACCTGCCAGAAGGCTATTACATCAGGCAGGTGCAGGGTAAGAAAGACGACTGGATCCGAGTCAACCTCGGAAACCTGTACGGCAATGTCAGTACCGGCAAGCCGATTTACGGTGGTACATGGAACGACATCAGGCATGTATCTAAACACCCATTAGCAGCCATTCCACGGCATCAAGTTCTGATGTTGGGCTTTGACTTTGGGCGCACGCCAGCCTGCATCATCGGCCAGCCGCTACCGAGCGGAAAGCTCAGGGTTATCGAAGAGCTTATTGCCACCGGTATGGGCATCCGCAAGTTCATGGATGAAATGGTGATGCCGGCACTGAAAACAAAATACAGCCGGTTCCCGCTGTCGCGCATTCAGGCATTCGGTGATCCAGCCGGGATTGCAAAGAGCGGTAACGACGAGAACAGCCCGCTCGGCATTCTGGTCGATGAATACAAGCTCAACGCTTACCCGACAGCCAGCAACTTACCAGAGCGACGCTGGGAAGCGGTGAATTACTACCTGACCAACGACATCGACGGTCAGCCAGCTTTTGAACTCAGCCCTGATTGCAGGGTGCTACGCAAAGGCTTCAACGGCGGTTACGCATTCCGCCGGATCAATTCCAGCGGTGAGCGCTACACCGACACAGCAGATAAAAACAGTTACAGCCATCCGCATGACGGCCTGCAGTACCTCTGCCAAGGGGCGCAGGGCATGATTGATTACGCATGGCGAGACAATCACGACGCATCCAACCAGATGGGTCAAACAGTCGGCCACGACAAAAAAACAGGTTACTAAATGTCAGACAAAAAGCTGAAGCCAGGTCCGAAGGTTTATGGGCACGAGTACAACCCAAATAATCGGTTGGATGTGCTGGCGCAGGATCTGGAGCGAAAGTTATCTGACACCATTTTTGAGCGCGCTACCATTGACCATCGAATGGTTGAAGATTTGCAGGCGTATCACGGCGTTTATCCAAAGAAGGAATCGGAAGAGCGTGAAAGCTCTGGCCGCGCAAACACCAACATCAAACTGACTCGGGCCAAGTCTAATGCCGGTGAAGCTCAGTTGGTTGATCTGCTATTTCCGAATGACGACAAAAACTGGGGCATTCGACCAACGCCAGTGCCTGAGCTTTCAAAACTGTTGAAAAGTGATGAACCAGAAATTGTGGATGGTCAGCAGTACACCGACAAAGAAGGCAACGTCATTACTAAAGGCACGGTTGCCAAGCGCAAGCAGGAGCTGTTGGAAGAACGCTGCCAGGCGATGGAAGAAGAGATTAACGATCAACTGGTCGAGTGCACCTACAACGCCAAGGCGCGCCAAGCTATTCACGATGCATGTGTCATTGGTACTGGCATCCTCAAAGGGCCGGTAGTCATTGGTAAGCTCGATAAGGTGTATCAGGAAGTCGCGCCTGGTGAATTTGCGCTGGAAATTAAAGAGTCATTCCAGCCAGCGGTTGAAGTCGTGCGGCCTTGGGACTTTTTTCCGGATATGTCGGCCAGCAGTATCGAAGAAGCAGAGTTCGTATTCGAACGCCGGTACATGAGTCGGCAGCAGCTGCGCGACCTTACCAGACGTAAAGGCTTTCCGGCTGAACAAATCAAGCGCGTGCTTGAAATGAACGCACAGCAAACACAGCACTCAAGCGTGTATCAGGACGATGTGCGCCAGTTGGCTGGTTTATCTGACACGCTTAACGATACGCGCTACGAAACGTGGGAATACCACGGCCCAATCTCTTACCAAGTGCTGGAGCAGCTTGGCGCTGTGGAACCATCCGAAGGCGATACCAGCCAGTCAGAAGTGATTGCCACTGTGTTCTATTGTGGCGGCATCGTCCTTGGTGCCAGAACGCACCTGATGGAGTATGAGAACTACCTGCCTTACCGGGTATTTAACTGGGAGCCAGACGATAGCTGTATTTTCGGTATTGGCGTCCCTCGCATGGTTCGTGATGAGCAAGCCATTATCAACGCTGTATGGCGAATGATTTTGGACAATGGCGCAATTACTGCCGGCCCGCAAGTTGGCGTGAACATGGATGCGATGGAGCCAGAGAACGGCGAATGGAAGTTGAAGCCGTTCAAAGTCTGGAAGATGAAAAAAACATACTCAGACATCCGGCAGGTATTTAGCTCTTTCGAGTTCAAATCAAACCTCAATGAGCTGTCGCCCATCTATCAGACTGCCCGCGTGCTGTTTGATGAAGTAAGCGGCATTCCAATGCTCGGGCAAGGTGAGCAAGGCCAAAGCACTCAGACACTGGGCGGCATGTCCATGCTTATGAATGCGGCCAACACAGTACGCCGGCGCCAGGTGAAAGCGTGGGATGACGATATTACATCTCCGCTCATTAAAGACTTCTACCACTACAACATGGAGAACTCGCCTAAGTCTGAGATTAAAGGCGATTTCCAAGTGGATGCGCGCGGCACCAGCGCTTTACTGGTCAAAGAAACCCAGTCACAGGCCATTGCCAACTTTATCAACATGGCTGGCAACTCACAGGTATTCGCGCCGGCACTGCAAATCAAGTCGCTTGAGATCCTGCGGCAATGGGCCAGAACGCAAAGCCTGCCGTCCAATATGGTCCCAACTGATGATGAGTGGTCGGACTACCGCAAGCGCATTGAAGAGCAGCAGCAAGGCCAACCGCAAGATCCAGCATTGGCCGTTGAGCAGCTTCGCGTGCAGCAACAGCAAGCCAAGTTCCAGCATGAGCAGCAGATAGAACAATTCAAAGCGCAGCAGCGCCAGCAGGAGCTGCAGTTTGAAGCAGGGCTGAAGCTGCAATTAGCGGCAGCGCAAGAGCGCATCGAAATGGCCAAGCTGGCACAGGAAGATAAGCACAACACCGAAAACCTAATGACTGAACTGAAGAAGGTGCAGTCAGAGCATGCCGCCAACTGGCAGCAGTTCATGGCTGAAGTTCAGATCAAGAAGCAAGCCGGCCTTACCGCCAACTACGGCCTCGATGGTGCAAGCGCATGACGCACATCGATAACCACATTGCAGGCCGCATTTTCAAAAGCCTGCTAGAGACTCGCGCCGACTTGCTTGAGCGGTTAGTTCACAACATGGACCCGATTGATACCGCGTTGCTACGCGGGCGCATCCAGATGCTTGACGAACTGATCTCAGACTACAAGGCGCAAAAAGCCAAAGCAGAATCCGGCACTCAGTAACCACTGACTGCCCAACAAACCCACGCATCGTCGTGGGTTTTTTTATGACTGCGATTTAGGTCGCACTCAACCAAGGGAAAACCCATGAGCGATAGCAATACCCCGACCGTCAGTGATGACGAAGCGGTCAGTCTGTTTTTGCAGATGAACAACGGCGACGACTCGAAAGACTCCAAGCCCGAGATCTCTGATAGCGGACTGGATCAAGGCGGCGGCACCAAGCCAGCTGAATCAGAAGAAGAGCATCCGCAAGACGTTAACGGCCATGGCCAGGCTGAAGATGATCCTTGGGCTGCAGTTCCTGAACAGCTGCGCAACGAGTACCTGACTGCCAAACAACGCGCCGATCAATACGAATCTCAGTACCACGCCGTCACAGGCCGCCTGGCTCCAACACAAAGGGAATTGGAAGCGGCACGCAAGCAGCTGGCTGAAATTGAAAAGCAGAAAGGTGCAAAGGGCGACAGCGATGCAGTACCCACTGCAGACGACATTGCCGGCAAAACGCTGGAGCAATTGCGTCAGGAGTGGCCTGACGTCGCTTCCGCCATGCAGACATTGTTGGACGCTCAGCGACAGGAGTTTGAACAACGCCTGACACCGTTGCAGCAACTTGAAGCCGAACGGCGCCAGCAACAAGAGCAAGCTCATATCCAAAGCGAGCTATCCCGGCTTAGCCAAGCGCATCCGGATTACGCCCAGATCGCATCTAACCCGGCATTTTCGCAATGGGTAGCAACACAGCCCCGCTCAGTTCAGGCCATGTACGGCAGCACCTCAGCCGACGACAACATTGTCCTGCTCAACCTCTACAAAGGCGCTACCGGTGCAGCTCAGCCTGCACAAAAACCACGCCAACAGAAACCACTTTCAGACCATGCCGAGATCCCGCGCAAAGGCGCCGGTCGCGCTGCCGTGGACCCTGAAAGCCTTGATCCAGTCGAGCTGTTTTACCGGCTCAACGCTAACAAATCTTAGGAGGCCACATGGCTAACAATTACGGCGACTTAGGTGTCGCTAATGGCGTTTACGCCGAAACCAAAATGCTGGAACACGCCGGCCCAATCCTGGTGCTGAACAAACTAGGTGATCACAAACCGATGCCGAAGAACGCATCACAAGTGATCCGCTTCAAACGTCCGAACGTGCTGCCACTGGCAACTACTGCATTGACTGAAGGTGTTCGCCCGAGCGGTGTTGACTTCCGTTACACGCGCTTCAACGTGACGCTGCAACAGTACGGTTCATGGGCACCAATCACGGATGTCGTAGCTGACCTGCACGAAGATCCAGTCGGTGCTGATATGTCCAAAATGATGGGTGAGCAGGCCGCTGAAACCATCGAGAAAGTTGCTTACGGCACCTTAATCGCGGGCTCAAACGTACTGTGGGCAAACGGTGGCGCCCGCGCCGCTGTGAACACGTTCCTGTCACTGTCGCACATCCGTCAGGCTGTCCGGACGTTGATGGCTGCACGCGCCAAGAAAATCACCTCAATTTTGTCCGGCTCAACGATGGTGAACAGTACGCCGGTTGAAGCGGCTTACGTTGCGATCTGCCACACCGACATCATTGCATCTGTTCGCAGCATCCCGGGCTTTGTACCGGTCGCAGAATACGGTCAGCGCAAGCTGCTGTGTGATGAAGAAGTGGGCTCAATCGAAGATGTTCGTTTCATCGCATCCCCACTGTTCAACAGCTGGGCAAGTGCCGGTGGCGCCAAAGGTTCGGGCGCTGCGGAATGTATCAGCACCAACGGTACTGCTGCGGACGTTTACCCGGTCATTTTCCTCGGCCAAAACGCTTTCGGTCACATTGCTCTGAAAGGCAGCAAAGAAGCCGGCGGCGCAATTAAACCAATGCTGCGCAACCCAGGCAACCCAACCTATGGCGATGAAATGGGCCAGCAAGGTTCTGTGTCGTGGAAAACATACTACACCTGCGCAATCCTGAACGACCTGTGGATGCTGCGCTATGAAGTAGCCGCTCCAAAAACCCCAGCTTAATCCCTGATTGAGCAAATCTGAGCCCGGCCAAGTGCCGGGCTTTTTCTTTTGACCGTGGAGAAAAACATGGCTTTAAAAATTAATGCTTCAACCAACAAAACGCACCTGGCTAAATATGCGACGGAAGAGCTGGGTATCACTTTGGATGACTCTCTGACCCGCGACGAAATGATTGCTGCTATTCGTGAAGAAGAGCAGAAACAAGGTATTTCTGGTGCTTCAGGTGATGAAGAACAAAGCAGAGTCAGCGCCGGTACGCCAAAAGCAGCACCGGCTCAAGCAGACGACTACACCAAAATCCGCGCGGTGATCCAAATTACTGACTTGCCTTCACACGATGGCGGTGAAACGCCACCTGATACGCATATCGAAGTCGGCTGTAATGGCGTGTTCTATCAGCTGCAAACCGGTGTTGAACTGGAAGTGCCTTACGGCGTGTACGACATTCTGAACAACATGCGTCAGACCAAATACTTTACCGAGAAAGATCCAGCAACCGGCCAGCAGCGCACCAGCTCACGCGAATCACTGCGTTACCCGTTCCAACTGATCCGCCTCATCAAACCTGAATAACTCCCGGTACCGCGCATGACATTCCTTGAACTGTGCCGGCGCGTCCGGCAGGACTCTGGTATTTCCGGCGATATTGCGTCCGTGGTGAATCAGCAGGGCATTTTGCTCAAGCTGGTTACGTGGGTGCAGCAGGCGGAATACGACATCGTGACCGGCCGCAAGGACTGGTTATTCATGCGCGCCAAAGCAAGTGCTGTGCTTCAGGCTGGCAAGGTTGAATACCTGCCGGCCGAGCTTGGCATGCAGCCATTTGCCAGCATCAGCAAAGTCTATGTGGACCGGCAACAGCTGGTGTCATGTGACTTTGACTATCTGGATGATCAGCATCTGAAGAACGGCGGCGCACCGGAAGGCACGCCACGCGCATTTGCTATCACGCCAGATGGCACCGTGCTTTTTGATAAAAAGCCGCCACAGGCTTTGCCGGTGGATATCCGATACAACCGTGCTGCGGTTCGGATGACTACCAACACTGCACAGTCGCCAATTCCTGCTGAGCATGAAGAGGTGATCATCCAGGCTGCGCTGATGAACTACGCGCGGCATGAGCAGGATGAGTTTTTGCTGCGCGATTCGACTATTGCCTATGAGCGGCACTATTCGGACCTGTGCAACAAGCAGCTGCCAGCAATCACAGTTTTAGGCTGGGGGCGCTGATGGCCAGCGATACCCGCGTCGGCAAAGTCATTTTAAAAGGCGGCCTCAATCTGGCTGCATCCGTGCTGGAGTTAGATCCGGGCGAGTGTACACAGCTCAACAACTACGAAGTAAACACGTTGGGTCGGTACCAGCGCTGTCTCGGATTTGAGCGCTTCGACGGCAAATCAGCACCATCGTCGGTACTGCCAGTCAATTTGCCGGGATACCCGTTTGCTGATGATGAAAGCGAGGTCTTGGCCATCACATCGCAGCAGGAAGTATTGCGCAGTCTCATTCTGCCGGTGCCCGGCTCTGGCCGCGTATTGGGCGGCTTTGTGTTTGACGGTGTGGTCTATGCGTTTCGCAATAACGCTGACGGCACTGCAGCCAATTTGTGGCGCTCAAGCACTGGCGGCTGGCAACCGGTATCGACTCCGGCGCTGTTGCCCAATGGCCGATATCAAACCGTCCTGACGAATTTCACCGGCTCTGCCGGTACCAAAGAAATCGTTGGCGTGGATGGTGTGAATAAGGCATTCCGGTTTAACGGAACCACGTTTACCCAACTCACCGGACCCATTGCGCCGGATGCACCGGTTTATGCCGAAGTGCTGCCGAGTCAGGTATTGCTGCTGGCCTATCGCAAAGGCTCACTGGTATTCAGCGCTGTGGGCGACCCAACCAAGTGGAGTCCAGTCGACGGCGGCGGCGAAATCGCCGTGGCCGACGAAATTACCGGCCTGGCTGTGCAGCCGGATAACAGCTGTGCAGTATTTTGTCGAAACCGAACTTACGTTTTGTACGGCAAAACCAAAGCTGATTTTAACCTGACCACTTTGAGCAGCAGCACCGGCGCTATTCCGGGCAGCATTCAGAGCATCAATGACAGCGTGTATCTGGATGACCGCGGCATGACGCGCCTCAATCGCGTACAGCAGTTCGGTAACTTTGATATGGCAACTATCAGCCAGAAGATTGAGCCACTGCTCAAGCGCTACGCAGGACGCATTACGGCCAGCTTTGTCATCAAGCAAAAGAATCAGTACCGGCTTTGCTTCGATGACAGCACCGGCATTGTGGTGACGTTTTTTGGTGCCGAAGTTGCAGGCTTTAGCACATTCAGCTTTGGCCATGTGATCCGCTGCGCATTCAGCGCTGAGGATGACTCAGGCCGTGAAGTGGTGTTTTTCGGTGGCGATGACGGTTACTTGTATCAGGCTGAGCGTGGCTACAGCTATGACGGCGCTGAGTATCAATCGACCATGCGGCCGGCGTTCAACCATGTCGGTAGCCCAGACACCAAAAAACGCTGGCGCAAAGTCGTGGTCGAAGTCGACACGCCGAGCAGCACACCGCTTTCTGTTACGCCGGACTTTGATTATTCATCACCGGACACGCCATCAGACCGGACTCAGTTCATCACCGCTACTGGCGGTGGCGGCTACTGGGATGCTGCTGCGTGGGATAGCTTCAGCTGGTCAGCAGCCAGCACGTTTACCGCAGATATCTACATCGATGGCGTGGCGCGCAATATGTGCCTGGTTGTGAACTGCCGATCTAAATCTGCTCCGCCACACGTTCTGAATTCATTCCTCTACCACTACAGCCCGCTGGCTCGCCGGAGATAGCAGTATGCTTAACCTTTGGGAATTTACGAATCCTCTTGAGCCTGGCACTACGGCCAGAGCTGATCAGGTCAACAACAAGTTTGAGGGTATTCATGCCAGCTTTGATGAAATTGCGCAGTACCTGAATACGAAGATGTTCAACCTGCCAGCAACGTTTGCCGGCAATCCTTACCTGCCTGAAAAAGCACTGACCAACACCATCCTTTGGTTCAACCTCTCCGGCGACATCGATGTGTATGCGATGACCGCTTTTGAGCAGAAGGTTACGGACACTGCGAACCATGCCGCGTCAGCGCTGGATAGCAAAAACAAGGCAAAGACTTCTGAAGATAACGCCCGCCAATCGGAATTGAACGCCGCCGCATCCGCAGAGATTGCGCAGGGCGCTGCCGTCACTGTAGCGGGAGCCGCCTTTTTCTCTGGTTTATGGAATGCCGGCACAGGTGCGTTCCCACCACCACCAGGCTCTGGTGGATCAAGTATGTGGCAAGCCAGCAGCAATGGCACAGGTGCTACTGCTGCTATTAAG